TTGAACTATCTCTAAACTCAGCTAAATACTCTTGGGCAAATATGTCAGTAGGTAAACTATTTCTAGCCTCTTCTATTAGTACCTCAGAGATGTAAGGACATTGGGTTAAAGGTATTTTATGACTTACTACATCAGGTTTATTATACCAACTAAATAAATGGTTTTTACCTGCCGGTGTAGACACCATAAGACATTTTACCCCATTAGGGTTTAGGGTTGGTAGTATAACTGTATTAACTACACTCTGTTTCATATAAGCAAACTCATCCATTATGACGTGGGTGAATCTAAAACCTCTAATATTGTCTGCTGAATCTGCTGATAAGAACTTTATAGTAGAACCATTAATAAAGGTTATATTAGCCTCCATCCTATTAGAAGATGCTATGATGTCTGGTGCTGCTGATACTATTTGATCTAGTATACTTTTAGATTGTGCAAATATGGGTGCTATCCAAGCTCCTTTCTGTCTAGGTTTACTTAACATCCAATATAGAAGGATATTCATAGACAATAGTGACTTTCCGGAACCACGAGGTGCTACTAATACTCCAAATAGGTCTTCAGTGTCGACAAACTTATCTATAAAGTCTTTCTGTGCTTGGTATGGTTTGAATAACGTTATATTCATATTTTCTTGTATAGGTAAAACTTAACCTTTTCGTGAGAACCATCTGCTGTTTCTAAAAGAGTAAAGTTGTCATATAATCTTTCTATATATTCTGTAAATCTTCTACTTACTACGTGTCTATCTCCTCTATCCTCTCTATCCATTCCATATATAAGTACATACTCTCCTAAAGTAAATAACCACTTTAAGTGCAACTCCCATACCTCGTATTCTACTAAGTGATAGAGAACATCTAGAGACATTGTTAGGTCTGCTTTAGACATTGTTTCTACACTATCTAAGAAGGTGTATCTCCCATCCTCTCTAAACCTCTTAGTAACTCTATCTCTTACAGAAGAACTAACGTCATACCCATTGTAATGGCTAAACCCTTTTAGTAAAGAGATTTGGTTACCATCACCGTGTCCGAAGTCATTTATTGTTTGTATCTTGTATTTAGCTATAACTGAGTTTATATAGTTGGCCTTTATAGTAGCTGCTTGGTTGTAACTACCACTACCACTATTTCCTCCGTTACGGTATCTATCCTCCCAATACCTTACACTATAATAACTATTTTTACTTGCCATACTATTTAGTGTTCTTTAACTTTTCTACCTCTGCCTCTAGTATTCTTAGTCTGGTAGTAAAACCTTTATATGCTGTTTCTAATGTGTATAACCTGTCAATAAGTATATTGATCTCTTTTTTATTCTCCAAAGTTTACTTGTATGAGTTCTTTGAATGTTTTCCTTGGTATCCAATACTATGAAGTAAATGCTCTAACTCTAAAGCTTCTTCCCTATTAGGAGATGAGAAGATTACTCTCATATCTTCAACATACCTACCGTGATTGGATTTATGTCCTGCTTTTCTAGTTAATGGACTTTGTGTAACTCCTGCATAGTTTTCTGTAGGGAGAATATATACGTGATTTAACCCATCTTTTCTATTCTGGAAGTATTCCTTTACCTTATGTTTATTTCTCTGATACTCTGCTTTTATTTGAGCTTTACGTTTTATAGGGTCTCTTTGAGCTCTAAAGATAGCTAGTTTTTCATTACTACATTTTCTACATCTAGCATTATACCCATCCTTATGAACAGAGCTTTTATTAAACTCAGATAACTTTTTAGTATTTTTACAATATTTGCAATATTTCTCCATAATAATAATATAATAAGAAAGTTGCTATTCTCCAAAGTTTACTTGTATATTCTCTATCTGTGCGTGTATTAAATGTTTCTGTATTTCATTCCCACTATAGCGCATAATCATTCTAATGGCATCAGCTCTTATCTTTGGATTGTCGTCAAATAGTAAATCCCTTAACTGGTTGGATGCCGGTATTAGTAAAGTATCCAGTTTCTGTTTCCATTCCTCTTCATACTGTTCTTTGGCTTTCATCCAATAGTTTAGGTATTGAGGTACACTCTTATCCCCATAATGCTCTTTACAGTAAGTGATCCATTTGGATTGTGAGTAAGGATGGTCTACCCTAAACCTAAGTTCTGCACACTTATTAACCCTTTGTTGGACTTCGTGGTCAGATAGTCTAGAGATTTCTTTTATATCTTCTTCTTCTTGTTTCATATAATAACCATATAGTATACTCTAATAAATAGTCTTAAGCTAACTTAAAGGTATACCCGTGTCTTGACGTATGTCCATACTTTGGATTTAATATAAGACTTATATCTTGTGCTGATACGTTCAATCCTTTCTTCCTAAAATACTCACTAGCCTTAGTCATTGACTCAAATGTCCTGAAGTATTTCTTTTTACTTACTATCTTTTTTCTATCTATACCCTTTTTACCTATCCATTCTATCTCTAGTACCTTATATACTTTTACCTTATTCTTTACTGGGTCCAATCTCTGAGACATCTTCTTTCTTTTCTCTTTGGTCCACTCTTTGGCGAAGTCTCTATTTGCAAATGCTTTTTTTCTTACTTCTTTTCTACAGGATACTGCCTGTCTCTTTAGATCATTGACATAATCAGTTGTATCCCATTGTATCCCTTTAATAGCTTTATTCTCTCTTTCTTTCTCTGCTGCCATTAGTAAGTCATTAGTCTCAAATAGAACCTTCGGGAGAGAAAGGGATTCACCATAGTACCTTTCCATCTGTATATGCCTATCTTCTAATGATTGTCTAGTACACCCTACCTTATTCTTCTCTTTTACATAGTAGACAAGATAAGGGCCTGGATAAAGACCCTCTAGCTCTTGTATTAACTCTCTACTATATCTATCGGCTACACTATACATTACTTAGACTCTTTGGTGAAGTGTCCAATCTTCCAATGATATCCTGCAGATGAACCGTTTACTCTTTTTAACTGTTCTACTATGGCGTGGGCACTAAATCCTAATACCTCATTTACCTTTAATGGTGAATCCCAGTTTCTTAACCATTTCTTACCATCACTAGTATACTGAGATATAGGTCTTTTCATCCAACCTACTTTTTTACCGTTTCCTTTTACTACTCTGGTGTTATCTGTATTATCTTGTTTAGAGGAGATTATATAGTCTAACTGTGCTTGTAATGACTCTATGGTTTCTTCTAGTTTGGCTATTTTTTGATCTTGGTAGTATTGAGAGTGATCTTCTTGATCTTTATTCATACCAGCATACTCTAAATAATTTAGAATACTTTTACCTACATAACAGTCTTTTTTATTATTACCTAAAAGACTATCTAGAAAGAAATAATCATCATTCTTTTCTAGCTTATACTCTGTTAAGACGTATTCAGCTATTTTTTTTAACATAAATGGTTCGAAAAGATCCTCATACTTTGATTCTATCTCTCTGTAATACTTCTCCATCTCTTCATAGGCTTCTTTATCCAAACGTTCCATACGTTCTTCTGCCGATTCAATAATTCCATTTTGGTTGTCTAAAACTTGTTGATTAACTTGATACATATTATATAAACTTTTAATTTATGAGTGGGACTATCCCACCCTCTTATATATAATATGAACTAAATCACAAACCTCCAACTTTTTTTGAACTTTTTTTTATATAAAGTCCCCTCTAAAGAACTTACCACTTATATTGTCGTTTAGAAACTTATCTGGATACTCTAATACATCATAGCAGTATAGGTATTTATTTTCATAGTATGTCAATAGCTTTTTACTACTGCAGAACTTTAAGATAGTTCTCTCTACAGACTCTTTACCATTTACTTTAACATACTCTTGGACTAGTTTATTACTACTATAGTAATCCTTCCAGTTACTCTCTTTGGTTACTCTTCTCTTTCTTACATTACCTTTCAATGGAGGTAAAGTTCTAGTAGCATATAAACTCTTTTTACCTATATAAGTCCATTCATTATCTACTGAGGTTATTTTATAGACAAACCCTACTGTTCCTTGAGGTATGTCTTGTTCTATATTCTGGATTAGATAACCATTTATATCTCTCCAGGTTGTAATTTGTGTTACCATTTTCCGCTTGTTCTCCAATTATACTTTAGATAGCACTCTTTAATAAAGCTCTTGGAGTAGATTAGACCATTGTTAGTGAATAAGTCTTGGAATCTATATTTTTGGAAATATAGGTTTCCTACACTGTTCATAGGTATTAACTGTTTTTTAGATTTTATATTGAAGATACGTCCAAATGTAGTTAATAAGTATTTGTCATTTGGATAAGGTAGCTCTACATACTGCTCTTCTGGTTTCATTACTTGATCGAACCACTCTGTATCTACACTATCTTTTTCATCTATAAGTTTATCTGAGATAGGTAAGTTATTGTATATTAGAAACTCTAATTGATCTATCTGATTTTGGGTAATGTAAGTAGTTCTTTTCCATTTTCTAGGCTTTCTATTAGTTACTAACCTTGTCTTTCCTGATCTAATATTCATCTTTTATTATGTCTTGTAAAACCTCTTCTACTATCTCTCTTATCCTTTGTCTCCCTTTATCTCTCCTATTCTTTTGATATGTCCTATATGACTGTATAACTCTATCTTTGAATGTTTGGTAGAGAAGGGCTATTGATAGTAATATAATGGTTATTTTTTCTATAAGCATTCTTCACAATTTTTTTCTATCTGTTTAACATATTTTTCAACTTCATCTATAAACCTCATTTGACCTAAGTTACTTTTTTCTGAGTAATAAGTCATAGGTTGGTGTCTAAAGGTAATACCTAATATAGCTTCTTTATATTCTTCAGGTATTTTATTTAACTGTTCCTCTACACATTGGTATAACTCTTCATTAAAGTTTTCTACTATAAAGTCTTCTTTAGACATATAGTCGTATTTTTCATCCCATAGCTCTCTATTTCTAGCCATAGGTTTTCTGTACATAGAGAAATGATAAGATGAATTACTCTTTAACTGAATGTTCATAATCCAGGTAATAAAGTTTTCTAACTTACCTTCACGTATAGTTCTTAGCTGTTGTTCTAAAGGTTTTTCTAAGAAGAAAGTAATAGCTACAGGAAGTAAGTCTTCCCCCCATTGCTTATAACCTTTACCACATACATTTTTTACATTTATTAAGAGTTGTGGATATACTTTTTCTAACTCTTTTCTAACGTATATCTCGTCTTTTGTCATATTGTATGGTATATTCTTATAATTATATGAACTTTTGATTAAACTACCAACTAAAATAAAGAACCCGGAACTAAGTCCGGGTCTTATAGGGTAAGGTTAATGGCAGATAAACGTATATAATCACCTTACCGGGAGTCTGCTAGCACGTATGGAAGAAGAATATCCTAGCAGGATAGTAAAGAGTAGGGCATAGTAAATATATGGAGAAATGAGATAGATATCCTAATGGAGCTACTAATACCCTACTTTTAATAAATAGTAATAAACGAATGTAAAGTTAAGAGTGTAAGATTTGATTTACTCTTACTTCTCTAACTGCTACTCTTTCTTCAAGAGTTAATGCTTGATACTGCTCTTTTGTAAGAGCTAATACTTCTTCTTTAGTCCAATCTAATTTAGCCATAATATATTATTTTAAGATATTACTCCCCAACTTGTTCCGTTGTGGAAATATAATGATGATCCTGATACTGCTAATTCTCCTAATGCTCCTGCTGGTAGTGGATCTTGTGGTTCCAATTTTAAAGCATTATTAATGGTAACTTTTCTACTATAGGTTGGACTACCTGCATAAGGAATAGTTAACCAGGTTCCTCCCCAATCTGAAAATGTTATACCGGTATTTATATCTGATTGTATTTGAATAAGCTCATCTACTACATACCCATCTGTATATGAATTTGCAATTATTGCACAGCTTGCATTAGAAGAACCTGATCTATACAAAAATAGATTAGCAACAGGGGGGGTGTTTGCAGTTATTAAGGATGCCCCATTAAAATTACTTAATGCATCTGATGGGGTAAAGAATCCTTTTGTGTTTTGTGCTCCTCCTTCTACATACACATAATTATCTGATGTTATGGTTCCTGTAGTATCTAAGTTACCTGTTACTGTGAGGTTATTGTTTGTTCCTATATTCCCTCCTGAATATGATTCTATTACATCTACTTTTAATGTACTCATTTTTTAATTTATTTATAGTTCGTTTATTACTTTTAGTGTTGCTCCTGTTTCTACTGTTACTGTATATCCTGGATTTATAATTAAAGGTGTTTCCACAAATGCTCTTACATATGATGCTACAGTAGAATCTTGGGTTACTGCGTTAGTAAATCCATTTATATTAGTATTAAATGTAGTAGCAAAAGTTTTACCTGTTATGGTTATTGGATCTTGTCCACTGTTAGGGTTGCTTCCTCTGATATCTACTCCCGTGTCTCCTCTAAGAGTAAGTACATTTTCTGACCATACATATATGCTACCTGTGTCGTTGGTAAGATTCTTTATAAAGAAATCTCCTTCTGATGAGAGGAAGGTTTGATCAGATTGACCAAATACGAAATTAGAAGTAGTTTGCCAGTCACCTAATCCATTTCTATACCCACCTACAGAGAATAATACTTGTGCTCTACTATCTGGACTATCGTTATAGTCAATAAATAAACCGTAAGATCCTGAATCTTCCAGGTTTATATAAAATATATTACCGTTAAGCTCTACTCCTTTGTTACCACCTGGGTAATTAACTACATTTAATACAGGTGATCCGTTTACATTAGTGATTACTTTCGTAGTTGCACTACCTGAAGCAGCTATAGTTGTATTACCCCCAACACTATGGTTTATAAAATTATAGTTATTACTATCTCTAAACTGATTAACATTTTGAATGTAGTTACCATCGAATGTGTAGGGAGGGTTGATAGGACCTGATATTGTTACATAATCAGCACTACCTGTAGTTCCTATTCTTAAAGCATTTTGTGTTTGACCTGTAATAGTAACGTTATTATCTGAACTTACACCATTTGCAGATACTAAAGATATATCTCCACTTGATCTTAAAGCTACTTGGTTACTACCTACATATCCTGTATTGTCTAAAGCTAAAGATGTATCTCCTGTTACCTTAAACTCTTGTACGTTATTTGCTGATAAGATAGATCCTGTAAATCCTGGGAATTGATTTATACCAAATGTATAAGAAGAAAGTCCTTTCTCTACAGCAAATACTGAGTTAAAGTCTTGTTCTGTTAGTTGTACTGTAGAATCTCCTATTACTGTTAGTGATCCTGTTATACCTGCTGAACCACTATATTGTCCATCCCAGGTACCTGCATTTAATGCGTGTGAGGCTGTAACAGCATATGAAGCTGATAATGATGAAGTAGCATATCCTGCCTCTTTAGCATAGTCTGCATAAGAAGAAGATACTTCTTTTACTATTTCGTATGATGCTGAAGTTGCATAAGAAGCTGATACTGCATAGAATACTGATAGAGAACCTGTCTCTACCGGTGTAGGTGCATCTCCTGTTCCTCCTACCCATACTCTTCCTTGTTGGAGATTTGGTAAGTTGTTTCCAATTTGGTTGAATACTATACCTCTACCGTTATTAGAAGAACGAGTTATAACTCCTAATGATTGAACTGAGGTAGCAGAACCAGTTGGTCTTGTTGGAGTCCATCCACCACCTGCTGCTAAATAAACTACTGTTCCTGCTGGATATAAGCTTGTATCTACTCCTTGTATCTCACCGCTAATGATTGCAGTTCCTGTTGCACTTGGTGCCAAAGTAGCGTCAAAAGCAATTAGGGTTGCAGGTCTTCTTGCTGGGTTAGCTGCATCTGCAAGATATACGTTTGCATTATCTCCAGTTGCACCTGATACAAATAAAGGAGTTCCTCTTAATATTGCTGTAGCTTCGTTATTGCGGATGTTTTGGTGAAGTGTTTTAACCCAATCCCAAGAAGCACTTCCTGCTCCATCTGTGGTTAAGAACATATCGTTTAGTCCTCCTGGTGGTAGATTACTACCGCTTACATCAGGGATGTTTACTGCAAAGGTTGAGGCATCACCTTTTGTAAAGGTTAAATCTCTTGTACCATTATCGAATGATGCAGTTACGAGTAATGAACCTGTATGTGCTCCTCCGGCATTTAATGCAAATGAAGCTGTTATTGCATATGAGGCAGAGACATCTAGGAAATCCTGTCTTACACCTAATCCATTTTGTACTTCACTACCAGATACTTGTAATAGGTAGTCATAGGTTTCATCTATGTATAAGTTAGTTAAATCTCTACCCATAGCTTATTAGTTTGGTGGAAAGTTTTTATATCTTGAATCATAAACTGGGTATCCTCTTCTAATAGCTTCTTCTAGATATCCACTTTTTCTAAATACGAAAGGTGAACCATACTGTGTAGTATAGTCAGGGTTTTGTTCGTATAATTTATTACTTGAGTTTAGTTCAGGATATAATGCCTGTTCTTCTATGATGTAGTTTACTAATCTTTCTGAGTAGTATTCCATTTTATTCTTTACACTCTGTCTTTTAACATTGTATAATTCTCGTTCTACACCCACACTGTTGTCTCCGCCTTCAGGACGTATAAGCCCATTGTTACGGCTTCTAAGGTAGATACTATCTAAAGCATACCAATAAGAAGCATATATTAAGTAATCTTGGATATACTTATCCAATAATGTTTTATAGTTTGAATATGGGGCAGTATCTATATCTCCTGTATCTACTAAGTCTAAAAGTTTTTCATATAATACTGTACCGATTAGAGCTTGTAAACCTATATCTTGAGATTCTCTAATGCTATTCTTAATAAGTTCACTGTCAACACTATTATTAATGTCTGTATAACTTCTTAAGACTGCCTCTGATATAAGGAAAGTATTTGTCATATGTTATAGGTTTAATAGGTTATCTTCGGCTTCATTTGTCTCTACAGATGTTATTACTTCCTCTTCTACAGTTCCATCTTCATATAGTTGTTTGGTTTCAACTCCAATAGTAATGTCTGGGTAGTTAACTTCTAGAAGTTTTTCTATAGATCCTAAAATGTCTTGCTGTAAAGGAGCAATAACTGTATTGTTAAATAATAAGAATGCATCTATGACTTCATCTCTTCCTCCTAACTGTCCTTCAGTTTTAATACCTAACATCATTGGAGAGGTAATTCTGTGAGCAGTTAATATCTTTTGCATACTAATATCGTTGATATCTGTGTAGTATGAATCTGCACCATTCTGAGGTATTGGCTCAATCTTAGGAGCATTCTCAGGGCTATCTACATCTAAGTATAGTAAGCTACCTGCATTCTCTGGTCCACCATAGTTAGCTCTTAGCATATCCTCAATAGCTCTTAAATCTTCTTTACTAGAGTTAGTAAATGTGGTTATTGCTAGTGATGGTGCTAAACCATTTTGAATGTTCGACAAATGGAAATTGTCAATGGCTTGATCTAATTCAATTACTCTTAATGCTCCATTGTATACTGGGTTTGGATAGTATTCTTTACCAGGAGTATACTTGTGGAATACATATAATTGATTAGGATGCTCTTCTTTAAGTAATGGGTTGTAAGAAGGTAAGTAAAGTGCTTCTTCTGGAGTAGTTGAATATCTACCTCTTTTATTCCATT